GGTAAGGTTTCCCCCCTTAGGGAAAAGGGTATGGCTGCTTTCCCTTTGAAATAGTGGCCGCTGCTATTTGGAGATAACACCATGGCACGCAAGTCGCGCAAGGGCCGCAAGGCTCGTAAGTAATCCTTAGGGATTACCCCTGGGGGCAGGGCAACGGATAAATATGCCCCCCTTGACTTTTTTTTTGCTTTACTGATAGTTTGTTGCTATCGGTAAGGCTTCTGTGATAAAGGTAGGTTATGGACGGAATGATGGACATGATGCGTAAGCAACAGCCTGGTGCTGAACAAGCCCCTGCCGTGCCTGCGCCTGCCGACACTTCAATGTCGGATTCTTCGACTGCACCGATGGCATCTCCGATGTCAACGCCGGAACCCAAGATGGGAACTAAAGAAGCGGCGATGGTGAACTTGTCGATGGCTATGGATTTGATTGAGCAATCGTTGCCCGCGCTGGGCAGCGAGTCTGAAGAAGGCCAAAAGGCTTTGTCTGTGCTGCGCGTTCTGTCTGGCGTGCTGGGTCAGAAGAAGGCTAAGGCTGGTGATCTGCAACGCAGCGAGATTCTTCAGTTGCTCCAAACTCTTCCGCAGGCGGGTGGTGCAACGCCTGAAGGTAATGCGCTTTCTCAAGCACCCGCTATTCCTGGGATGTCACCAGGCGGCGCTCCGTCAGCTCCTCCTGGAATGTCTTCAGGTGGCGCACCTCAACCTGCAATGTAAGGAGACTCACATGGACTTGTTCAAGCCGCGTGGCGCCTCGAACCCCCGCAATCCGACCACTGATAACCAACAGAACGGCCAGATTGTGAACACCCCGCGCTTCTCGCAACTGGGTGGTCTGAATTCTGCTGGCAAGTACAGCAAGAACAAGATGGGTGTCGAAAAGCCGACCAACCGCAAGGTTATCTAAGTTAAACAAAGGGGAAAGATATGAGTCTTGAAGATTTCAGCGAAGAAGAACGGGAACTGGCTCATCTGAGCCGTCAGTTGGCAAACGATCCGGCCACGCGTAAGGAATTCTTGCGCCTGACCAAGAAAGTGCGCCCTGATGTCCCGATGCCCGAACTGGACATTGAAGAGACAACCAGCAGGGCCATTCAGCAACAGGAAGATCGTTACGCCCAACTGGAAGCCAAGATGCGTGAGCGCGATGCTATCGACGAACTTAACAGCCGTCGGAAGAATCTGCTCAAGAAGCGCCTGGTCAACAGCGAGGAAGAGATTTCTGAAGTGGAGAAGGTCATGCTGGACAAAGGAATCACGAATCACGAAGCGGCTGCTGAGTACTGGACTTGGATGAAGCAGTCTGCCGAACCGACTCCGACCACAGGTTACAACCCCAATGTTATGAACAAGTTTGACTTGAACAAGTATTGGAAAAACCCCGTTGCCGGTGCGCGTGATGAAGCAGCAAAAGCCCTGATGGAATTGCGGAAGAACCCGCGACCCATCGGATTGTGATGTAAATTTTTCTTCGGAGATGAACCATGCCTATTGGCGGCGGTATTCTTCCGGCCTCGGGGTCAACTCAGTATAACGAGCTTACCTATGTAACTCGTCGTGCGTTCATCCCGAAGCTGGTCGTACAACTTTATAACAGCACCCCCCTCATGGCTGCGCTGATTGCTAACAGCCAGCAAGCCTCGGGCGGTGTGTCCTCGGTTACTGTGCCGGTTCAAGGCGCTCAGTTTGTAAACGCTCAATGGTCGGACTACAGCGGCTCGTTCGCTCAACCGGCTGTTCAACAAGGCGCGTACAACGCTGAATTCAACCTCAAGCTGATGATTTCGCCGGTGCCGTTCCTCGGCATGGAAGGCGCAGTCCAGCAAGATGCAGCCGTTATCCCGCTGATTGAAGCGCGGATGAACGATGCCACCAACGTCATGATGGACGCGATGGCAACGGCTCTGTACAACAACACCACCAACAACCAACAATTCATTGGTCTGCCTGGTGCTATTGACGATGGCACCACGCTGCAAACTTACGGCAACATTGACCGTAGCACCTACACTTGGTGGAAGTCGAAGCGATACGCGGCTGGTTCGGTCAACCCGACCCGTCAGAACGTCCTTCAGTACATCAGCGGCACCGTGAAGAACGGCGCTGAAGTCCCGTCGTTTGGCGTTTGCGGCTTCGGCACTTGGACGCTGCTGGCTCAAGACTACGTCGGTCAAGAGCAATACGTCATCACTCCTGGTTCAGGTTTTGATGGCGAGGCCAACGGCCCGCAGGCTGCTTTCCGCGCCCTGATGGTTGCCGGTGTGCCGATCTATCCGGATCCGTACTGCCCAGAAGGTACTCTCTACTTCATCAACACCAACTACCTGTCGTTGTACATCCACGACCAAGGTTCGTTCGTGTTCACTGGTTTTGAGTCCACCCTCCCGAACTGGCAGATTGGTTATGTTGGTGCTGTGCTGATGATCGCCGAACTGGTGAACACCAAGCCCAAGTCCATGACCAAAGTGACCGGCTTTAACTCACTGAGCCTGTAAGGAGATAAGTCATGGCACTCGCGCTAAATAAGATTCTTGTCGCTAATGCAGCGACCAACGCCGCCTCGGCTTACTTCCAGTCCTACGCCGCCGGTAATGCTACCGTTACCGTTCCGGCTGGTCTGTACTACATCGCTCCGACTGCTAACGTCACCATCGAGCTGAACACCAACACCACCGGCAACATCAGCAACGCGTCGTACAGCGTCGTTGTTGCTAACAACACTGGTGGTATGTTCATCGCTGACGGCGTCAACGTCCGTGCAAACGTGTTGGCCGGTACTCCGACCATCACTCTGTTCACGGTCAACGGCGGCTCGGCTGTGAGCGGTACGTTCAACAGCTAAGGAGGCTGATATGGCGTTCACTAACCATGTAGGTGCGTTGACCAGCGACAACTTTGGCAACTTTGCCATCGGTCACGTTGTTAGAGCATCGGTTGGCTCTACCGGCAACACTGCTGTCAGTCTGCCGATTAGCGCCGGTTCCTACATTGTGCGCCGTATCACCGTAAACAATGCAAATGCGACCATTAACACCGCTAACGTAGTTGTTCTTACGTCTAGCGATGGCAATGCCAGCAATGCTGTCAGTAACGTCACCGTTCTGTCGAGCGTGACCAGCAACTTGACTTACCAAGACATTCCGTTGTCCACGGCTGCTGCAACTACCGTGTACACCCAGAGTGTTCTGTATGTGAAGATCAATACTGCTGTCACCAACGGAACCTGTGACATTACCGTTTATGGCGATATTGTGACTCTGTAATGCAAAACCTTGTCTATGTCACCAATAACAGCGATGTTGAGTTCAGCGATGGATACAACGGGGTTGTATACGACTTCAAGAAAGGCGCGACGCTGCAAGTGCCGGAAACGGTAGCGCGTCACGTTTTTGGTTGGGGTGACACGGACAAGGCGCAGTATTTGGTTAGGCTTGGTTGGATCAGTAGCGAGTCGGATATTCCGAAAGGAATCGCGTTGCTCGACAAGTTCTTGATTTCAACTGAGCCACCCAAGAAGAACGATGCTCCCCTCATCGTGGAAAGAGTACCCCTGCCCGCTTCGCGGCGGTCGGGGGGAAACGTCCGCGCAGTCGCCTAGGATGAATATCTATGGCGGCCACAACTACTCTGTCTAGCTACATAACGCAGACACGCCGTTTGCTCCACGATGCAAATGGCAATTTTTATTCCGACTCAGAACTTACCGACTACATCAATGAGGCGCGGAATCGTCTCATTCGTGACACTGGTGTGCTTCGCAGCTACCAAACATCAAGCGTCACAACCAATCAAGAATCTTATTCTTTGGGGTCTCTGCCTGGCGTTGACGCCAATACGATTGACATTTTGAACATCAACTTGATTTGGGGCAACACTCGTATCCCGCTGCGCTATTTGCCTTGGACTCAGTTCAATGCCGAACTGCGTTTCTGGCAGAACTATAATGGAAGGCCGATTGCGTTCTCAATGTACGGCCCCAGCACGTTCTACATTGCGCCTGTTCCAGATCAAGGCTATGCGATTGAGTTGGACACCATCATTGCTCCGACCACGCTTGTCAATGGAAGCGACGTTGATAGCATTGACAATTCGTATGTTTCGCCTGTGGCTTACTACGCAGCAAGCGTAGCAAAGTACAAAGAACAGTCTTACGGCGAGTCAGAAATCTTCAAGCAGGAATACATCAAGAAAGTACAGAACGTCTTGGCTGGCAACATGACCCGCCGGATGCCAGACCCTTACAGCACTCCTTACTGACATGGCCTCGTCCCCTGAACAGAAAAAATCGTATCAGGTCGTCAAGAACTTTAAGGGGGTCAACACTAAGGCCAACCGTACAGCGATTGATGAAGCTGAGTTTGCATGGCTAGAGAACGCCATGCCGGTTGGTTACGCCAACCTAAAAATTACGCCAGGCCCAACCACGTTGTCGGTCAATGCCGCCAACACTGTGACTCAGTTATTTTCGTGCAGTCTGAACAACAAAGATTATTTGCTGGCGTTTCAAGACGATGGCCGTTGCGAGTACGTTGACGTAACCAGTTTTGGTTCTGTGTCTAAAGGCAACGTGGCTGTTGCTGGCACGTTCTCTAACTCTGGTGTTGACATTGCCCAATGGAAAAATACCAACGTCATCATCGGAGATCCAACCAAAGGTTTGTACAGTTGGGATGGTGCAAACTTGGTCAGCATTGGGGCTGTTGGAACAATCGCGCTTAGAAACAAAGGCACGGGATATACCAGCACGCCAGCGGTAGTTATTGGTGCGCCCAATGAAACTGGCGGCACTCAAGCTACGGCGGTTGCCACTTTATCGGGCAACACGGTAGGTAGCATCACAATTACAGAAGCTGGCACTGGATACACCTCACCGCCCACAGTCACAATTACAGGTGGTGGTGGCACTAACGCAAACGCAGTCGCTGCGTTGACAACATTTAAGACTGGCACCGTGAGTGTGTTGGTTACTAACGGTGGAACGGGGTACACCAACGCTGCCAACACGACTGTCACCATCTCTGGTGGCGGTGGCGCTAACGCTGCGGCAACCGCGATTCTCAGCGGCAACCAAGTCAGCCAGATTGTGATGACCAACCCTGGCACTGGGTACACAAACAACGCCAACATTACGGTCACGATTGCTGGTGGCGGCGGCAGCAACGCAACGGCCAAGGCAATCATCAACACAGACAACGTAGCATCTGTGCAGACGTTTTCTGGTCGAGCATGGGTGGCTCAAGGGCGATCTGTTGCGTACTCCGCAGCGGGGTCGTTCAGCGACTTTGTGTCCGTCTCAGCAGGAACGGTAACGCTCACCGATAGCACCTTGCACAGCAACATCATCCAGTTGTTGTCGGCTAACAACTTCTTGTATGTTTTCGGCGACGACAGTATCAACGTCTTCTCTGATGTACGCGTGTCATCCACCGGCAGCACGCTGTTCACCAATACCAACGTCAGCGCATCTGTTGGCACCAAGTTGGGATACGCCATCTTCCCGTACTTCCGCTCGGTTCTGTTTATGAACCAGTACGGTGTGTACGCGCTAGTTGGC